GGTGTCTCCATAGACAAGTGGACGGAAACGTCCGTCGTGTCTCTGTGGATCGAAGACCATTGTGTTGGCATGGGTTCTCGGGTTAAGTTGGAGGATGGAACTACCGGACTGTTAACAGCCATGCATGTCTGGGAGCTTCTTTCTTCAACCCTATGCCCGAAATTGATGTTCCGTGGACGCTCCGTCTGCGTTGATCCGGAGTCAGAAATCGTTGTAGGCAGTGTTGATGCTGATTTTGCAGTTATTAACATTCCCAACAGGTTTTGGTCTGTGCTTGGAGTTTCAGCTAAGCCCTTCATGGCATTGCCAAAGGAGGGTGCCCGCACGTACGCCCGGGTGTACGGGCCGGGCGTTGGCGATAAAATCGCCTCCTCGGCTGGCTTCGTTGAACCGCAGCCTGGCTTCAAATTCTTTCACAATGCGTCGACCCAGAAGGGTTGGTCGGGGTCCCCCCTGATTACGACCACTGGCAAGATTGTAGGCGTTCATTGCGGACACGACACTGCCGACCCCCGCGGTCGCAACCGTGGACGCTATGTCGCCGGCTTTCTTTCCTCTATGGAGTCCTTCAATTTTGGCTTTAGCGACAACTATTACGCTGAGGGCAATCCGGAGAGCGACTATGAGGAGTTGGCATACTCTGTGAGAGGAACAAAGAGACAACTCAGACACGCCAAGGAGACTGGGAACTTCTGGACGGATCCCACTCTCATGTCGGAGACGCGGCTCAAGGGCCGCCCTTGGCATGAGATGGCTGAGGATGACGAGGAGCTTGGTACCGTGGTGTTCAACGCATCGCGATACGACCCGGGCATTGAAATGAATCCAAATCCACAAACCTCGCTTAAGATGCAGCAGGTGCATCAGGTCCTAGCGGATTCTGATGCCGCCCAGCAAGCCGAGGCCCTCGCCGAGGCGGAGGCTAACGCTGCTGGGCAACCTGCGTTGGATACGCGGCTCACGCGCGCTCAGCGTGTGGCCAGCCTCCAGCAATCTCGATCGGGTGCACGATCTCTTTCGCCTACGCGTTCCGGTGGAGCCGGTGGTGGCTTGTCCAACACTGAGCTCCTGGATCAGCGCATGCGTCAGGGAAACGGCAAGGGGCTTCCGGCAGCACCGGGGGAGCCCTTTCAGCAGTTGTCCGAGCAGGCAACTACCGGTGGAGGACCACGGACGGAGAAGGTGACCCAAAAGGTTTTAGAGCAGCCGGCTACACAGCCTGCCGTTTTACCGACTCCGGAAGAGCCAAG